AGCTCACCGAAGACCTGATCGACGTGATCGGCGGCATCGAGGTCATCGAGATCGACGAGCTCGCCACCTACACGGCCAAGGGCACCAGCCCGTTCGTCGAGGAGATCGTCGAGAACCTGTGCCAGATCGCCGCCGTCGGCGCCGGCCTCGGTGTCCTCCTGGTCCTCGCCACGCAGGTCCCGGAGGTCGATGTGGTGCGCGGCCGGCTGCGACAGAACCTCGTGGCCCGGGCGGCGATGAACACCGAGTCCCCGCAGGCCTCGAACACGATCCTGGGTGACGGCATGGCCGGTCAGGGCTTCGATGCTTCCCTGATCCCGCTCAGTCAGCGGGGCCGCTGCTGGCTTGACACCCCGGACACAGGTACGGTTCCGGCCCGCTCAGGGCTGGTGGAGGACGACGACCGGCCGCCGATCATCGCCGAGGGACGCGAACTGCGGATGGCTGCGAAGCGGCTGCCCGGCCAGTGGCGCGACCCGATCGAGACCCGGCTCACCGCGTGGACCGGAGTGTCGTCCGCGGCCGGCGGGCCGAAGGGGAACGGCCGCATCCTGCGGGTCAGCCTCCTGGATCAGCTGGAGGCGGTCGCCAAGTCGACGGGCCGGGACTGCGCCACCAACACTGAGGTGTTCTCCGCGCTCGCCGCCGCCGACCCGGCCAAGTGGGGGCAGCGCGACGGGGAAGCAGGGCGCGCCTGGTCATCCCGCCTCGGCAAGGCGATCAAGGACGAGCTGGAGCAGCTCGGTGTCGCCCTGGAGGTGAAGCGGGTGGCCGGACCGGACGGCGAGCGCACCCCCGGCTACACCCTGGATGACATTCTCGCTGCCCGAAACGTCCGCAAATGAGATCTGCCGCAGGTCTGACAGCACCCGCATAACCGCAGGTCGCCGATCTGCATCAGGTCTACCGCGGTCTGCCGCCCAACCAGCCCCGAGACGCCAGGCGGCAGACCGCTGGCAGACCGCCCACCTGCACCTTTACCGCCGATGGCACACCCCTGACAGACCGAAAGGAGGCGAGATGATCACCCTGAAGATCCAGCAGATGACCGTCGACGGGCACCCCTACACCTGCCCCGAATGCCGCTCCGAGGCGTTCACCCTCGACGGCGCCGGATGGATCGACGCGATGCCTGTCCAGGGCAACTGCTGGCAGTCCCACAGCTGGGAAGAGCCGCTCATCACCCTCGGCGACCTCAAACAGATCAACGAGGCGTCCACCGGCCGCGAACGCGCCGAAGACGACGACACCTTCGAGATCGTCATCGGCGGAGCGCTGCTCGCCGGCGTGCTCCACCCCGACGTCACCCTCGACGACCTCAAGCAGGCGTGGAAGCGCGTCTACTGGGGCCGCCTCCTCAAGCCGGCCATCCGCAAGCAGAAGAACAAGGCCAAGCGCGCCGTCACCCGACCGATCAAGAAGGCCGCTCGCAGCAGCGTGGCCGCCGCCAAAGCCGGTGCCCTCGAAGCCGCCTGGATCGCGCAGGCCGGCGGCTACGAACCCGACCCCGGCTACGAGCCCGAGCCGATCAATGCGTGCCCCGCCTGCGACGGCAAGGGCCACCACGCCATCGAGTCCCGCCTGCACGACATCACCAAGGTCCGCTGTGCCGTGTGCTCCGGCACCGGCGAAATCGACTAGGAGACCCCATGCCCCTCTTCCGCCGAACAGCCGAACCCAAGGGCTACCGGCCCACCGAAGCAGAGGTGTCCGACGCCGCCGCCCAGCTCAACGCCGGCAGCCACCACGCCGCCTACGACCTCACCGCCCACTCCGGCGACCGCCGGCAGGAGACCGCGATGCGGATCCTCGGACGCTGCGTGGAGGACCCGTCGTGACCCGCAACTACCGCTGGAAAGCGGCTGTCAGCGACGGCAAGCACCACGACGGCGAATCCGCCGGCACCGTCCGCGCCAGCTCAGAGGCCGAGGCTCGCCGCCTCGTCGCCGAATGGGTCCGCAACGACGGACTCCGCAAGAAGCGCAACTGGACCGTCACCCACATCGAACTCAGCTAGGAGACCCGCATGCCCGAGGCCCGCATCCCCCTCAGTGAGGAGGTCGCCGAGAAGGAAGCCGAGCGCATCATCGCCGCCGCCTACCAGCCCACCAGCTTCCGCGACGACACCCCCGTCCCGCAGTACGGCGACACCCCGCCCGTCGCCCAGCCCGGCCGGCCGCCCATGAGCGCCAAGGCCGTCGACGACACCGCGCGCATGCTCGGAGCGAGCGTCCTCATCGCCGTCAGTGGCGGATCCACCACCGCCGTCCTGTGGGCATCCGGCTACGCCAACCCCACCGTCGTCGCGCTCGTCTTCGGGGCGCCCACCGCCCTCGCCCTCGCCATCGGTCGCGTCATGAAGCGCGTGAAGGAAGCGACCCCGGACGTGCACCACCACCACTACAGCGGCCACGTCGACCAGCGCACCGTCCACACGAAGAACACCGGCGTGTGGGCCAAGACCAACAACCAGCAGTAGGAGGACCGATGACCGAACCGTTCTGGTGGCCGAAGGTGCTGGCCGCAACGTCGACCCGTCGTCAGGCGGCGGGCATGCTCCTCGCCCACGCCACCCCCACCGTCCACGACGGCACGCTGCAGCTCACGTTCGACCGGGCCGACATCGCTGCGGCGTGGCGGGACAGTGGGGCGCAGGCCGCACTCGAAGGGGCCCTCGCACACCTTGGGCACCACATGACCATCGAAGTCCGTACCCTCACAACTCAGGAGGCCTAGCCATGGGATACGCGCTCTACGAGATCACCCGCAACGGCGAGACCATCGAAGCCGGATACGCCGTCGACACCGTCTGCGAAGAGGACGGCTGCTACGAGCAGATCGACCGTGGCCTCGCCCACCTCTGCGGGGCCCAGCCCGGCGGCGACGAGTACGGCTGCGGCGGTTACTACTGCGGCGACCACCTCTACGGCGGCATCGGCCCCGCCCAAGGGCTCTGCAAGCGCGACTCCAAGCGCTGGGAGGAGCAGGAGGAGAGCGAGGAAGAGCCCGCCACTTCCGTCACTTGACAGATCAGCCACACCGAAGCGATCATCTGCTCAGATAGCCTTCGTGCGCTTTGAGGCCCGCCACACTGGTGGGCCTCTCGCCATTTCCGGGGGAGGTGCCCCATGCTCCCCGGCTACGTCTCTGCCGCGGACGCCGCCTACTACGCCGGTGTTCCCGTCGGCACCATCTGGCGCTGGGCGTCGGAGGGTCGCATCAGCAAGACCGGGCGCGGCAAGGCTGCGGGCTACCGCGTGTTCGACCTGCCGAAGGGCCGCCGCGACGAATACACGCGCGAGCTGATCGAGCCCGGCAAGCCGCCGCCCCTGCCTGCTGGCGTCCGCGCCGCCTGATCGTCCCGCCGTTCGTGCCCGGTCCCGCGGACGGCGGGGCCCACAACGTCCACCGCCTGGCGATGGGGTCGAAGAGATCTCCCCCGTGGGCGTCCCGAATAGGACGGTCACCAGGTGTGCGCGCAGCGTCCAGGCGGTGGACTTTCAACCTTCGCGCCACGCGGCGCCCATCCCTGAGGAGGCCGCGTGGCCGACGCGCTCACCAACACAGCAGAGAACCTCACCCTCGACTGGGTCCTCGGCGTCGGCACACCGACCCGGCCCACCACCCCGCTGAAGGTCGCGCTGGTTACGGCGAACGGCACGGACACGGCGGCGGGTACCGAGGTGACCGGCGGCTCCTACGCCCGGCAGAACCTCGCTGTGGCCGCAGCGGTCGGCGGGGCGACCAGCAACAGCGCCGACCTCTCCTTCACCGGCATGCCGGCCGCGACCGTGGTCGGTGTCGAGATCTGGGACTCGGCGGGCACCCCGGTGCGGCTCTGGTACGGGCCGCTCACCGCGTCCCGCACTGTCGCTGCGGGGGATGAGCTGGTGCTCTCCGCGGGGTCGCTCACTCTGTCCTTGGCGTGATCGGAGGCCCGCATGCCGAGCCTCTCCACCCTCGTCGACAACTTCAATGCCGGGTCACTCGGACCGGAGTGGGGCAACTCCTACGGCGGCACCGCGGTCGTCGGCGGCCGAGCCCGCGTGCCGTGCACGACCGGCTATGCGGGCTGCCAGACCGGCTACGCGTGGACGTTGACCGACGCCTCCCTCTTCGTGCAGGTGCCCACCGCACCCGCAGCCGGCGGGGCGACGGTCGAGGCCTACTTCGCGGTCACCGTCCAGGGCGCCACCGCGGGCACCCGGGTCGGCTTCTCGATGAACGCCGTCACCGGGCTCCTGCGCTGCGTGTCCGAGACGGACTACTGGGACGATGTCGCGGTCGAGCTCACCTACGACCCGGTTGCCCACCTCTTCCTGCGGCTCGCCGAGGACGGCACCAACCTCACCTGGTCCACCAGCCCGGATGGCAGCACGTGGACGACGAGGCGCACTCTCGCCACCCCGGCATGGATCGTCGCCGACGCGGAGGCGTGCGCGCTCGACATGAGCGCCCACCGCGACTCCGGCACCGCCGACTACGCCGAGTTCGACCTCGTCAACACGCTCTCCAACGCGGCGGTGTTCACGGCCGCAGCGGACCTGTCCGCGCAGACCACACTCGGTGCCGCCGCCCTCGTAGCGGCCAGCGCCGCAGCCGCCCTGAGTGCCGAGAGCGCCCTGACCGCGGCGCCCGTCCTGTCTGCGCACGCAGCCGCCGCACTGTCCGGCGAGGCGACGCTTCTGGCGGACGCCGCGTCCAGCGAGATCCCGGAGGTGGCCGAGTTGTCCGCCGGAGACTGGGACCTGTACATCGAGCAAGGCGCCACGTTCCTGCAGCGCTTTATCGTCGACGACGACCCGGACTTCACGTGGGACGGCTGGACGGCCCGCTCGCAGATCCGGTCCGAGGCCTCGGCGACCGGCGAGCTCCTCCTCGACCTGACCGACTACCTGACCGTGGACGGTGCCGAGATCCGCCTGTCGATCCCCGCGAGCGTCACCGAGACCCTCACCCGCAACGGCCGCTGGGACCTGGAAGTCGTCAACGGCTCGACTGTGGTGCGGCTGCTGAACGGGCGGGCGATCGTGTCGCCGGAGGTGACCCGGTGAGGATCCTCGTCACTGGCGAACGGCCCGCCGATGCGATCACCGTCAACGGCGGTCAGCAGTCCCGCATCGTGACCGTCAGCGCCGGGCTCGTGTCCAGCGTCAACGGGCAGACCGGCGGGGTCACGCTCACCGCGGAGATCATCGGCGCTGACCCGGCTGGCTCCGCAGTAGCAGCGCAGGCCGCGGCCATCAGTGCCGCGGCGGCCGACGCGACGGCGAAGGTCGCCGCGCACGTCGCAGCCACCGACCCGCACGGCGACCGGGCCTACGCCGCCGCCACGTTCCTCCCGCTCGCCGGTGGCACACTCGCGGGCGCGCTCACCGCGACGTCGTTCAACACCGACGGCACCGTCCGCTCGGCGAACTTCCGCACGCTCAGTGACACTGAGCACGCGCTGACCGTGTACCAGCGGGCCACCGGCACCTCGCCGGGCAGCGTCGCGTTGAACGTGATCAGCGACAAGCCGGGCGACTCCGCGATGTGGCTGACCGGGCACGAGACGGCACGCGGCACGCTGAAGATCGCCCACCTCAACGGCGGGAGCGGGCCGACCGATGACGCCGGTGCGTCGGCGATCTCAATCGACCTGCAGCGCAACGGTAAAGGCGGCACCGCCGCGCAGGGCATTTGGCTCACCGCGACCGAGGGCCCGACTACCGGCCGGCTCCTGGTGCTGCGCAACAGCGACCCGGCCACGACGGACGACTTCGTCGTCTACTCCGATGGTCGGACTGGCATCCGCATCCCCGTCGGCAACGTCCCCGCCGCCGCCCTGGAGGTCCGGCAGCGTGACACCACCACCGTCGGCGCGCTCATCCTCGGGGCCGCGTCCACGACTCAGCCGATCTTCCAGGTGAAGAACTCGGCCGGGACCGCGACCCTGGAGGTCGGCACGTCCGGGGCGATCGTCACCCGGGCGATCACGTTCTTCACGAACGCCCTCCAGCTCGGCAGCACGTCAACCGACCTGGGCGGCTCCGGCGGCGCGGTCATCTCCATGAAGGACGCGACGACGGCGCCCAGCACGAACCCGACCGGCGGCGTCATCGCCTACAGCCAGGGCGGCGTGTTCAAGGTCCGCAGCGCGGCCGGGGTCGTCTTCGACACCACGCGGCGCACCGTGACCGGGGCGAAGGGCGGCAACGCCGCGCTCACCTCGCTCCTCACTCAGCTCGCCACGATCGGGCTCATCACCGACAGCACCACCTAACCCGCATCCCGAAAGGCCCGCGCCCATGGCCGACGAGAACGACACCACCCTCTTCCTGACCAGCGACCAGACCGCCGGGATTGCGGCCATGCCGCCGATCCCTCCGACCATCACCATCAACGGCGACGGCGGCACCCCGCTCGTGAAGATCCACCCGAACGGGACGCTGGAGTACGGGCCCAACTACGATCCCGACGAAGCCGCCCGCCGCTTCTGGGACGCCATGGCCCACTACCTGCCCACCCGATGCCCCGCATGCGGACGCGTCGGACTGCTGGAGGGCCCGCAGTGAGCGACCAGACGACCTGCGACCACAACTGCGCGTGCGGTCACATGCAGGCCGACCACAGCACCAGCGGATTCTGCAACCCCTGCGGCGAGAACTGCGCCAACGACGGCCACTACCCCAGCGAGTGCTTCATCAGCCCACCAGACGAGGAAGGCCAGCCCCAGGCCCGGCAAGCCGACCCCCTCGCCGACGCCCGCAGCCTCCTCGCCGAGCACGAGCGGCAGCAGGACGAAGCGTGCCGCGCCGAGATCGAAGCCGTCCTCGCGCGCTACGGGCGCAAGCTCGTCGTCACCCAGCCGCAGATCACCATCGTCCCGACGTAGGAGACCGCCATGCCCCGCACCAACATCGCCGCGACGCAGGCCTCCCGCGCCGGGACCGTCCTGCCGGCCGCCACCGCGGGTGACGTGACCAACGGCAACTCGACCGCCAACGACGGCAGGGTCGTGCTGCTGGTGACGAATACCGGGGCCTCGTCGCGGACCATCACCTTCCAGACCACCGTCTCCGTCGACGGGCTCACCGCGCCCGTGCGCAGCGAGACCATCCCCGCAGGCGAGACACAGCTCTTCGGGCCGTTCAGTCCCAACGACTACGGCACGATCCTCGCCTACAACGTCGACAACGCCGAGCTCACCGTGCAGGCGCTCCGCGTCTGACCCACAAGACCATCACGAGACGATCACGGCGACTCCACGAATCCGGAGTTGTCCCTATGCTCCCGGGACCAACGCAACTCAGGGGGCTCACATGGCGAAGATCAAGACGCGGCGGAAGATGGGCTGGATCCTCATCGCCTTCCACTGGACGATGATCCTCTGCACCGTCGGACTCTGGACACCCATCTACCTCGCCGCACGACGCAGGCGCATCACCGTCACCCACATCCCCAACGGCTACACCGGGCCCGTACCGCCCATGCAGTAACCCCGGCCCAGAGTGGGAGGTGCTGATGCCCTCGCGGCTCGCTCCTCCCTGCTCACGCCCAGGATGTGACCAGACCAAGCCCTGCCCGATACACGGACGGGACAGCCAGCGCCCCAAGGTCGCTCAACGGGGCTACGGCGGCAGGCACCGAGACCGCTTCCGCCGAGCGGTGCTGGACGCTCAACCCGTCTGCGTCCTATGCCGGCGTGCACCGGCCACCGAGGCAGACCACTGGCCACGCTCACGGCAACAGCTAGAGGCCGAGGGCCTGGACGCAGATGATCCACAGTACGGACGAGGGCTGTGCAAGCCCTGCCACAGCAGTGAGACCGCACGTCATCAGCCCGGAGGCTGGGCAGCCGAGCAGCGGAGGTGATCAAGCATGCCGAAGGGCAAGGGCGGACGCATCCGAGGCATCGTGGCCGGCCGAGGCAGGGTCTACGAGGCCCTGAAGGGCCGCATGGGCAAGACCCGAGCCGCCAAGATCGCCAACGCGGGCAAGACGCACGCCGACCGATCGCAGATGGCGAAGAAGGCAGCGCGAACTCGCAAGCAGCGCGGCGGAAAATGATCTCCGAAAAGTTCGGAATTTCGGAGCAATTTTGATCCCTCGCGCGCACGTGGGTGGGGGCGCACCCCCGCCCGCGCGCACGGGTGACCGCGGGGGAGGGAAATTCGTGGCAGCGCGGATTTTGACCTTTTGATCTTGGGGGTGATCTTGCATGGCCGTGCCTGGCCGCAAGCCGAAGCCCTCGCTTCAGGTCGTCCGTGAGGGTAACCCTGGGCGCCGGCCGGTCCGTGAGGGTGTGAAGCTGCCGCCGGCGAAGTTGATCGAGCCCGACTGGGCGGTGTTCTTCCCCTCCTCGCGCGTGCCGCCGAAGCCACGGGCGCCGCGGGGTGCGGATGACGAGCAGCTGAAGGCCTACCGGCATGAGGTGCAGGTCTGGCAGCGCTTGAAGGTGGCGGCGGAGGCCGCCGACTTCGGCCGCGGGGTCGCCTCGCGCGAGTGGTCGAGCGTGGTGCCGGTGCTGCAGCAGATGTCGGGGCTGACGTCGGTGGACCGGTCGACGGCGGTGGACTACTGCGTGTGTGTGGCCCGGCTGGAGTGGTGCGAGCGGCAGCTCAGCATCGAGGGCCTGGTGACGATGGGGCAGCGCGGGCCGTGTCGCAATCCGCTGACGACGATCGCGTCGCAGTACCGGACGCAGCTGAAGACCTACATCGGGGAGCTTGGGCTGTCGCCGTCTGCTCGCGGCCGGCTGACGCCGCCGGAGGGTGGCGACGATGGCGACGAAGACGACCCCTTCGACTGAGCAGCTGTCGGTCGAGGACTGTGCGCAAGGTCTGCCGGTTCCGCGCGCGGCGCTGCACGAGTTGGGCTTGTCGGACGAGGAGATCGCGGACGCGCTGCTGTCGCGTCCGCTGGTGTCGGCGTTTCAGATGCCGGAGCAGCCGGGCGCTTGGTTCGATGTGGCGGCGGCACGCCGGGCGAAGGCTGCGATCGAGTCGTTCAAACACACGAAGGGCCGCTGGGGTGGTACGCCGCTGAAGTTGGCGCCGTGGCAGTTCGTGTGGGTGATCGCCCCGGTGTTCGGCTGGCTGTGGCGCGACCCGGAGCTTGAGCGGGACGTGCGGGTGGTCCGCGCGGTGTGGATAGAGGTGCCCCGCAAGAACGGCAAGAGCACTTTGTCGTCGGGGATCGGTCTGGCGCTGCTGCTGGCGGACCGGGAGATCGGCGCCGAGGTGTATGCGGCGGCCGGCTCGCTGGAGCAGGCGAAGCGCGTGTTCGACGACGCGAAGCGCATGGCGCAGACGTCGAAGGCGGTGAAGGGCCGGGCCGAGGTGCTCACTTCGGTGATCCGGGTGCCCCGGACGGGCGGTGTCTTCCGGGCCCTCAGCCGGATCGCGGAGACCGCTCACGGCCTGAACGTCAGCGGCGCAGTGATCGACGAGGTGCACGTCCATAAGAGCCGGGACCTGATCGACGCGATCGAGACGGGCACCGGCGCGCGCGACCAGCCGCTGATCGTGTTCATCACGACGGCGGATGACGCGCAAGAGGGCTCGATCTACGATGAGAAGCACTCGTACACCCGCAAGGTCGCTGAGAACGTCGTGCAGGACCCCGCGCACTACGGGGTGATCTGGGCGGCGGACGAGTCGGACGACCCGTTCGACGAGAAGACGTGGCGCCGCGCGAACCCGGGCCTCGGGACCTCGCCGACGCTGGCGTACCTGCGGCGTGAGGCGAACAAGGCGCAGGCCACGCCGTCGTACTTCCCGACGTTCCTGCGGCTGTCGCTGAACATCCGTGAGAAGGCGTCCACGCGGTGGATCGACGTCCGGGCATGGGACCGGGTGGCCGGCATGGTCGACGAGACGGAGCTGAAGGGCCGCCGGGCGTGGGGCGGCCTGGACCTGTCGGCGGTGTCTGACCTGAGCGCCTGGGTGCTGGCGGTGGAGTCGAAGCAGCCGGGCGTCGAGGTGGAGCTGGTGTCCCGGTTCTGGCTGCCGTCGGAGCGGCTGGAGGATCTGCAGCGCCATCTGCAGGTTCCGCTCGCGCAGTGGGCTCGGGAGGGCTTCCTGAAGCTGACCGAGGGCGACGCGATCGACTACGACACGATCGAGAAGCAGGTCCT